CCCAAATTCACACGGTCGGGAAATTCGGATAGTGGGGGGATTGGCGAAAAAAATTGTACTAGAAAGAATTACGGCGCGCTTTATATGCAATTGCAGAAGAATTTTATTTGGATTTGGGAGAATTGGGAGAATCGGCGTCGGGGAACGCTAATAACGCAGCTAATTGGTTATAGATAGGGATCAAGTCGGCATCATGTATGGTGATTGTGCGCGAGCCGGTGTGCTTCATGTTGCCCTTGCCGCTTTTGGGCCGACGAAACTCACGGAGCTGAATGATGACCTTTTTATCAGGTCGAGATATAACTCTCATATCGCAACGATTGTACCGCAATTGAAATGGAATTGCTAGGATTTAGGGCACACAATGCACTTTACCCATTCGCCGTCGATCATTACGGTTCGACCGCACTTGGGACATTGATATTTTTTAGAGGGCTGGGTGTAAATGATTTCAATATCGTTATTCATAGAGATCGCTTCTTTAAGGTCAACGGTTTTTCGACGATGGCCCAGATCAGAGCGGCGATCCAGCCCAGCACCGTCCAACCGAAAAGGATGTTGATGAAAAAAATCATTCCCTGGTGCTCGGTGCTGCGGGTGGCCGAAATGATTATCGGCAGCAAATAAAAGACTACAATCAAAAAGAAAATGATAAGAACAGTCATTTCCATAATGGGGAACCTCCTAAACTAAGTTAAATGCAATTGTAGTTCAATTGAAGTATTATATCAAGAGGGGATTTCAAATTGCGACGCGGACGACCACCCAAGCCGACAAAGCTCCACATCCTGCACGGCAACCCAAGCAAGCTGCGGCTGGACAAAAAAAACGAGCCCGAGCCTGAGACCGGGGCGCCGGCTTTGCCGTCGCATTTGGCCGGCGAGGCGATTTTAGAGTGGCATCGGATTGTCAAGGAACTTTTGACGCTCGGTATTTTAACCAAGGTAGACCGCGCCGCCTTGGCGGCCTACTGCGCGGCGTGGGGGCGCTGGGTCGAGGCCGAGGACCATTTGCGCAACGAGCCGATGATCTTCAAAGCACCGTCCGGCTATCCGGTCATCTCGCCCTGGTGGTCGGTGGCGAACAAAGCGATGGAGCAGATGAGAAATTTCTTGACCGAGTTCGGTTTGTCCCCAGCGAGCCGCACGCGCATCAAAGGCAGCGCTGCGCCTGCGACCGATGACAAGCCGCAGGGTGCGCGAAAATTCCTTGCGTAACACTGCGTAACACTGCGTAACAAATGCGGCCATTTTGGCAACGCAAAGACGGCAAGATAAAGAATGCCTCCCAATGGCGGCGGACAGGGGCGGAGTTCAATAAGGCCAAGGCAGACCGCGCCGTGGAGTTTATCGAGACGTGCTGCCGCCACGTTAAGGGTGAACTCGCCGGGCAATTATTCAGGATCGAGGGCTGGCAGCGCGAGATTGTGCGCGGAGTCTTTGGCTGGATGCGCCCCAATGGCACGCGGCTTTATCGCGAGGTTTTTATCGAAGTGCCGCGCAAGAACGGCAAATCGTCGCTCGGTGCCGCCCTCGCGCTCTATTTGTTATTTGCCGACGGCGAGAGCGGCGCGGAAATATACTCGGCCGCCGCCGATACCGATCAGGCCGCCATCGTCTTCGGCGTAGCCAAGGGCATGGTGGAACAGGACCCGGACCTCGATTCCGTTTCCGATTCCTTTCGCCGCTCGATCATCTATAAGTCCAATGCCTATCACGTACTGTCCGCCGACGCCCCGACCAAACACGGCAAAAACTCCCACGGCATCCTGTTCGATGAACTGCACGCCCAGCTCAACCGCGAGCTCTACGATGTTTTGAAAACATCCACGGGCTCGCGGCGCTCGCCGCTTATGATTATGTTCACCACGGCGGGGTTTGACCGCCACTCTATTTGCTGGGAGGTCCACGAGTACGCGCAAAAGGTAATTGACGGCACCGTCAACGATCCGGCCTTCCTGCCGATTATTTTTTGCGCCGATGAGACCGACGACTGGACGAGCCCGAAAACCTGGAAGAAGGCCAATCCAAATCTCGGCATATCGATCAAAGAAGATTATCTCGCAGCCGAGTGCGAAAAGGCCAAATCCATATCTGCCTATGAGAACACATTCAAAAGATTACATCTTAACATTTGGACGCAACAAGACGTCCGCTGGCTGCAGATGACCGAGTGGGACGCCTGCGCCGCGCCGCCAGTCGATTACGATCAACTCCGCGGCCGGCGCTGCTTTGGCGGTCTCGATCTTGCGTCCACTACTGATATTGCTGCGCTCGCGCTTATTTTTCCGCCTTTAAAAGAAGCTGAGCCGTTCATGGTGTTGCCGTTTTTCTGGATACCCGAAGACTCTATGCACGACCGCGTACTGCGCGATCATGTGCCCTATGATGTCTGGGAGCGCGAGGGATATCTCGAAGCGACCCCGGGCAATTCGATTGATTATCGTTACATAATGCTCCGGCTTGGACGCTGTCGCGCCGACTTCGATTTCAAGGCACTGGCCTTTGACCGCTGGGGATCGACGCAGATCACGACGACGTTGTGCGACGAATACGGATTTACGAGCGATGAAAAAGAGGCGGCCAATTTTCACAAGCCGATGTTATGGCAATTCGGCCAGGGGTTTTCGAGCATGACCGCGCCAACAAAAGAGTTGCTGACTTATATTTTGGCGCGTAAGATCACCCACGGCGGCAACCCGATGCTCCGCTGGATGGCGAACAATGTCGTGGTGAAAACAGACTCGGCAGGAAACCTCAAGCCCGACAAGGGCAAATCGATCGAAAAGATCGACGGCATCGTCGCAATGATTATGAGTTTAGAACTTGCAATAAGGCACGGAAATGACAAAGGCAGCGTATATCAAAACAGAGAGATGCGTTTTTTATGATAAAGATTTGCATCGGGTGTAAAAAAGCGTTGGATGCGAGCGAATTTTATCCACATAGAGGTCATAAATTTGGACGAAGCAGTCGATGTCGCTCATGTACCAAGATTTACAATATGCAACATCATGAGCGTGTGAAAAATCGCGCGGGATTTAAAGAACGTCGACGTGCTTATCATAGTGTCTGGTATAAAAAAAATTATCACGAGAGACGCGGCGGATTAAATGAGAAAGCACGAGCGGAACGGCGAAGATGCGTTGAACATTATGGTGGTAAATGCATTTGTTGCGGCGAAACAAGATATGAATTTCTAGCGATAGATCACATAGAAGGCAATGGTCGTCAACATCGACTCTCGATTAGTGGTAAAACATCCCGTTGGCTAATCAAAAATAATTTTCCACAAGGATTTCGAATCCTTTGTCACAATTGCAATCAATCTTTGGGATATAACGGTTATTGTCCGCATGACAGAGAACGGATAGCTCTATGAAATTTCTACAGTGGTTTAAGCGCGCATTTCGCAATCTCGGCATCAATACGCCGGGATTCACCGAATATTTCGCATTTGGCGGCGGCATGAGCACGGCCTCGGGCGTGAGGGTCACCGAAGGCAACGCGCTGCTGATCTCGACGGTTTATCAATGCGTGCGAGTTATCGCCGAGACGGTCGCCTCCCTTCCGTGTTTTCTCTATAAGCGCACCACATCGGGCAAAGATCGAGCCGAAAATCACGCGGTCTATCGTATTTTGCACCAAGAGCCCAACCCGTACATGTCGCCGTTCGAATTCAAGCAAACACTCCAGGGCCATCTCTGCCTCTGGGGCAATGCCTATGCGGAAATCGAGCGCAACGGCAGCGGTCAAGTCGCCAATTTATGGCCTTTGCGGCCCGATCGGATGAGGTTGCAGATTTATGACGGCAAGATTTTTTATTATTATATCACGCCGGACGGCGGCGAGCGGCAATTGACCGATGTGTTTCATCTGCGCGGATTGTCCACCGATGGGCTGATCGGCTACTCCCCGATCGCGCTGGCCCGTGAGACTTTGGGGCTTGCCAAGGCATCGGAGGAGTACCGGGCGCGGTTTTTTTCCAACGACGCCAAGCCCGGCGGCGTTTTAATGCATCCCGGCATCCTCGGTGAGCCGGCTTACCAGCAACTGCGCCGGCGCTGGGAGGAAAATCACCAGGGCCTTTCGAACCGCGCCCGCGTGGCGATTTTGGAGGAGGGAATGAAATGGCAGGACGTCGGCGTCCCGCCCGACGATGCGCAATTCATCCAGGGTCAAGAGTTTCAGAAAAGCGATATCGCCGCCATTTACCGCGTACCGAGCTATAAAATTGGCCTTTTGAAGCCGGGGACCGTCAGTTATGCGTCGGTCGAGCAGCAGGCGATCGATTTCGTCACCGATTGTATTCGGCCCTGGCTCATCTGCTGGGAACAGCGCGCCACACTTTCACTCCTTACACCGACGGAGCGCAGAGTTTTATTTGCCGAGTTCATGATCGACGCTTTATTGCGCGGCGACAGCGATTCCAGGGCGAGATTTTACCAGGCTTTGTTCAATATGGGCGTTTTGACCATCAACGAGATCCGTGAAAAAGAAAATTTGAACAGCATCGGCCCCGATGGCGATCGGCATTACTTGCAGCAAAATTTAGCGCCGATCGATATGTTCGATGATTTACTAAAAGCAAAATTGCAGCCACCAGGGAGCCCGCCGGCGCAATTGGAGCCGCCGAAACCAAACGGCGCATTGAACGGGGCGGCGCATTGATATGACTCCTTACTACCAAGACAGTGCGGTTACGATCTACCACGGCGATTGCCGCGAGATATTGCCGCATCTTGAATCGGTGGATTTGGTGCTTACTGATCCGCCGTATGGGATTAAGGAGCGAACAAGGCGGGCGAGTAACGGACGGGGCAAATCACGTACTGAGGGCTTCCGAGTTGTCGAGTCAAGAGATTGGCCGGAAGTTTACGGCGATGATGAGCCTTTTGATCCTTCGCACTTGCTCAAGTATCCGAAGATCATTTTGTGGGGCGCGAATCATTACTGCGATAAGTTGCCAGGTTCTCCGCATTGGCTGATTTGGGATAAGCGCGAGGAAACCGGCAGCGATGACAACGCGGATTGTGAAATTGCTTGGACAAACTTGAAAGGGCCGGCTCGCCTTCATAGGCAATTATGGCGGGGGATTTGTAAGCGCGGCGAAGAAAACGTGTCTGCAGGTTATTCGATCGTTCATCCTACGCAGAAGCCTATTGCCTTGATGCGATGGTGTATCGCGCAAGCAAAAGACGCTGATTTAATTTGTGATCCGTATTTTGGCAGTGGCACGACACTGCGCGCCGCCAAAGACTTGGGCCGCAAGGCCATCGGTATCGATATTGACGAGAAGTATTGCGAGATCGCGGCACGTCGTATGTCTCAAGAAACATTGCCTCTAATTTTCCCGAAGGAGATGAGGGGTCCATCCCCGATGGATCTCCAGCTTGTGTGACTCCGCGTGATGCTGCCAAGATTCTCGCCGATGCTATGAATCAGATCGAAGCCGCAGGCTATCTTTTGTACCCGCATCCAAGACCGATCGG